GCTAACCCTGCATGGTGACATAGAACACTTTGCCGCCCTTGTTGCTGATCATGTTTACGCAAAGTATTTGGAGCAACCTACACCAAACTTAGCAGGTGTGATTTCAATAACCATACCTGAACCCGTTGGGTATCTTTGTGAGAACGCAGTGGGGCACAAGTACTTTAGATGGAAGAAACCACCTAGTACTTACAAGCCGATTGCTTTGTACACCACACCACATAAGGAAAAATAATGCCAAGACCTAAACCGCCAATGCCACTGAAGGGTCGCAACATGCGGATGTCAGACTTAGAGTGGTTGATATTCCAAGACATGGGAGGTGCTGATTGGTTACGCAAACACTTGAAGGCCAAGGCAAGACTGCCCATGAAACATTACGAAGCACAACTGAAAGGAGAGAAGAATGACACCGGAAAAGAAAGTCAAAACTAAAGTGGTTGCCATACTCAAAGAGTTTGGGGCGTACTACTTCTACCCCGTCACCGGAGGTTACGGAGCGTCAGGTGTACCCGACATCATCGGGTGTCACAAAGGTAGGTTCTTTGGCATCGAGTGCAAGGCAGGGAAGGGTAAGACAACTGCACTGCAAGAAAAGAACATAGCGCAAATCATTGCGCAGGGTGGACTAGCTATGGTGGTCAATGAAGACAACATAGAAGATGTTGGTAACTTAATGAGACAAATAGAAAGGAGTGTGTGATGAACACAAACGAGAACAGATTATTGATTGCATTGAAACGTCTTGCCGAGTCTGCGAATGGGTACATAGACGATGGATCTTGGTGCGATGCGTTAGTACAAGACATTACAGATGCACATAAATTGATAGACCAAATACTTGAGGCAAGGAACTTTGAAAAATCAAAAGGAGAAACCAAATGAACACCGTGATGGAAGAGAAGATCAAGCAAGCATTTCAAGAGTGGAAACAAACTGAAGTAAAGGAACAGATCATGGAAACAAGTAGCAGAAACAAACAACTCTCAAACATGTTGTTGGCAAAGATTACAGGGGAACCCGGGATAACTGGGAAAGCGTTACGTGCATACATCTCTGAGATTATGCCAACCGTACCCGTGACGTACGTGCCTGCAATCCTTAAAGGTTTTTACGACAAGAACTTTGTGGGTCGCACTGAGGTAGCCCCCGATGGTAACAAGGGCAGGACAACGTATGCCTACACAATCATTCCGGCACACGAACGAGCCAAGATGCCTAACCGACCCAAGGTCAAGGCATATACAAAGAAGAAGGTTAAGGTAGCCAAGGTTAAAGAAGACAAGGGCATCACAGGTTTGGTACCCGCAGAACGTACAGAGCGCGTGGTCACGTCCCCACTGGCTGTTGGTGCAACAACTTTGCACATCACTATCTCTACATCACTCGGCGCTTACTCTATGCAGTTAGAAGAGGCCAAGTTTATTTACACACAACTGAATCAAATCTTTGGAGGTGTGCGATGAGTTTCTTTGATTTCACCAAACCCCCGATCAAGGAAGAGGGCAGTAGCGTCACGGATTCCTACAAATATAAAGCGACAAATAGATACCCCCCATACCCTGCACCCCTGACGATACAGAAAGATGGCAAGATAATTAACGCAGGGGAGTTACTACTGCAACTTGAATACATCTTGCAACGTACAGTGCCGGACTACGACGAGCTGGTGAATCAATTTAACGCAATCAGAGATATTGAGAGGTGTAGCAATGAGCAAGGTTAAAGAAGCACTGCATAAGTTGGAAGAGGCGACTGGCCATGCACCCCGCATGTTCGGGGAAGTATTTGAGGACGGGCAATTCCGTGGTCACTACAAAGTAGATGACGTGCCAAGACATGCCATGGTGATAGGTGACTATCTGTTGTGGCCACTGGAAGGTGGTGAAGAGATCGGCATGGGGTTTCGTCCCACAGGCGAGATGGGTATCTTTAAGACGGCTGACTTTGAGCCGTACCTGAAAGCATTTTTTGGATTGAACTTTTAAGGAGAGAGATTATGTTACATACAGGTGGCCCTGCATTTCCCGTAGGGAATGTGAACGGTATGAGTTTGCGTGATTACTTTGCGGCAAAGGCTATGCAAAGTTTTTTAGGTGGGGACTACGACTTGTACCCACAAGAAGCGACACAAAAAGCGTATGAACTAGCAGACGCAATGCTCAAAGCGAGAGACGAATGAATCTCATAACACTGGACTTTGAGACGTACTACACCACTAAGGACTTGGGGTTCAAAACCCAAACGACTGAAGAGTATGTACGTGATCCCCGATTCGAGGTGGTCGGGGTTGCTGTCAAGGTTAACGATGAGCCAACACAATGGTGCAGTGATTCGTTGGATGAGATCGACCTTTGGTTACATCAATTCGATTGGGACAACAGCATGGTGGTTGCACACAATGCGATGTTCGACATGGCGATATTGAACTGGCACTTTGATATCAGACCAAAAGCTATTGCTGACACACTGAGCATGGCACGTGCAATCAACGGCATCGAGGTAGGTAACAGTCTCAAGAAGTTGGCAGTGCATTATGAACTAGGCGTGAAGGGTGAGGAAGTGTTACAGGCCGTTAACCTGCGGCGGCGTGACTTCTCAGAGCAACAGCTTGCAGAGTATGGGGCGTACTGTAGAAATGACGTTGACCTGACCTACGACTTGTTCCTGACCCTGCTACCTATGTTTCAGAAGGTTGAGTTGAAGTTGATCGACCTGACGATCCGTATGTTTACAGAGCCACAGCTCCGCCTTGATGAAGCACTCTTACAGCAACATCTTGTAGATGTGAAGTTACGCAAGCAGCTCTTGCTCGATGAATGTGGAGCCAACATCGAAGACCTGATGAGCAATCAGAAGTTTGCCGAAGTCTTGCGTGGGTTAGGCGTTGAGCCGCCCATGAAGATCAGCCTGACTACGGGTAAGGAAGCGTTGGCCTTGGCTAAGTCTGACGAGGGATTCAAGGCTTTGGCCGAGCACCCTGATGAGCGCGTACAGACACTTGTTGCGGCACGATTGGGTAACAAGACTACGTTGGAAGAGACACGTACCGAGCGTCTCATCGGGATTGCGGGAAGGGGAAAGATACCTGTTCCCCTCTCCTACTACGCCGCACACACCGGACGGTGGGGTGGTTCAGACAAGATCAATTTCCAAAACTTTCCCTCACGTGGTGATAACGCAGGGAAGCTCAAGAAGGCCATCCTTGCACCCGAGGGTCACGTGATCATTGACTGCGATTCTGCGCAGATCGAGGCGCGGGTATTGGCATGGTTCGCACAGCAAGATGATTTAGTGGAGGCATTTAAAAATGGCGAGGACGTATACAAGATCATGGCATCGGCTATCTACCGCAAGGAAAGAGAAGAGGTCACCCCGTCTGAAAGATTTGTTGGCAAAACCACCATTCTTGGAGCGGGTTATGGCATGGGCAGTGCGAAGTTCCAAACGCAACTCAAGACTTTCGGCGTGTCGGTCAGTGCAGAGGAGTCTGCAAGGATTATCTCTACCTACCGTGGTACCTATCCTAGTATCCCCACCCTATGGAAGTCCGGTTCCACGGCGATTGATGCTATGAGTAAGAAGCGTACGGCCACGTGGGGTAACGGGTGTATCAGCATAGGTGCAGAGGGAATTCTGATGCCCAACGGGTTGTATCAAAGATACCCAAACTTACGAAAAGTACGAGACAAAGATGGAAAAGACCAGTATATTTATGATTCACGCAAAGGCGCGGTGAAGCTGTACGGCGGCAAGTTGACAGAGAACATTTGTCAGGGCTTGGCACGTTGCATCATTGGCGAACAGCTAATCAAGATCAGCAGGAAGTATCGCGTGGTACTCACTGTTCATGATGCTGTAGCGTGTGTGGCACCAAAAGAAGAAGCACAGGAAGCTATGGCGTATGTGATGGAGTGCATGCGATTTGTACCGTCATGGGCAGAGGGCATTCCATTGAATTGCGAGGCAGGGATAGGAGAGAGTTATGGAGACTGTTAAAAGAAAACCACGCGCACACGGCGCAATAGTTAAAGGGCACACCATACCCTACGGTACTTTGGTAGGTGCAAGTGCTGAGTTGCATAAAGCGTATTACTACCACGGGTACAAAGAAGATTGGATGTTGCCCGAGATACCGTGCCCACCGTATGAAGATCGGGAGTGCCATAGTCCCGAAGAAGAGTTGTTCAAGAAAGAATTGATTGAGCGTGTAGAAGAGGTGCTGAACACGTTGACCCCAAGAGCCAAGAAGGTAGTGTGCTTACGGTATGGGATTGGCCTGACACACGACTACACACTAGAAGAAATTGGCACTAGGTTTGATGTAACACGTGAGCGGATCAGGCAGATTGAAATGAAAGCGGTACGTGATTTAAAACATCCGGCGCGGTCAATCAAATTTAGAGAAATGCTTGGGCAATGGTTGACCTCAGATAAAAGAGCGGGTAAAGAATTAGAATCACAAGCGGCACAAGTGCAATGGGCGAAAGAACGTAACGCCGCACAACAAAGAGATGAGGCACGTGCACGATTCAAAGTTGATCAAAGGCTAAAAGAAAAACTACGTGAGCAAGAGTTGGAGAGAGTGTACAAAGAAGACCTTAGATTACGTGAGAAGTGGGACGAGATTAAACCAATGGTATCTGACACCGCTTGGGTAGAACATTTGAAGACAGAGAACCCTGAGATGTATCAAGAGTTGCGAAACGTAGTGACATATATTTGGGGTTACAACGCAGATAAAGTTTGGGAAATGTTTGCAGAAAAGGAGAAGAGAAAATGATGAGATCACACACACCATTAGATATTCAGAAGATACAAAGTGGTTGGCGTAAGCGTCAAGTTTTTGATGCAGATTACAACTACGAACGCGATATGCGCAACCGAACATTAGAAGAAGTTGCCAAAGAAATTGAGAAGATGACTGTGTTTGGTAAAGACACGATTGGCAGTTTCGCTGTTTATATTAGGGGGATGAAGCGATGATTAAGTACGACCACTACGATGAAGCCATCATTGGCCCTGCGCTTGTATGGCGCGACCAACAACAAGTTGGTGTGTTAGTGTATGACGCTGAGAAGATCAGAGAGATTCTCATGCGTGATGGTATGGATGCCGAGGAAGCCCGTGAGTTTATCGAGTTTAATATCGAAGGCGGTTACTTGGGTATCGACACACCTGTGTTGGTTTGGCCACAAGATGAATGGGATGGTGAGTATGACTAGAGAAGATATTGTTCGTATGGCAAAAGAAGCGGGCATGGAGTCATTTGATATTTGTGTTGAATTAGATGACTTTGCCAAGTTAGTAGCACAACATGAGCATGAGGCGATTCTTGCAGTCATTGGGGATAACCAATGCGAGTGCAGATGCTCAGAAGTTGTTAGAGATAGAGGTAAAGTATGAACAAAGCACCCGCATGGAGTTACTCAAGCATCACATTGTTTGATCAGTGCCCAAAGAAGTATTACCACATGC